CAGGCAAAGACATTTTAGCTGGAGCTCTTTGTGCACTACCAACTCTCAGTTCTTCATTAGCATTTTCAAGAGCTACTCTATCTGCTAAACTCTCTGCCGATAGCCTATTTTCTAATACATCGTACATATTATTCATACGACCCGAGTTGATGTAGTACATCTTCTTGTCACCAAGGCCCATTGTTCTAGCATCAACGTTCTTTCTGTCTTTAAATTTAGATCTGTCCATATCAAGTGTTGTGATATGTGAGTTTAAACTAGAGTCATAATCATCAGCGATAGTTTCTAATTGATTTTTGTACTCGTAAGGATCTATTGTTTTTTCTCTATTTTTCTTTGCTAAACCATAAGTTTCATTTAACATGAATACATTTTCTTTTAAATGCTCAGTGTATTCTTTTAAAAACGCAGCGGGTTCTTTAGCTTTTGTTCTATCGTTAGGGTCTGCTATTTTTTTAGCATTACGTTTGTTGAACTCATCAGATAATACTTTTGCTTCTTTATATAACGGGTGTGATTCGTTTTTAGGATCTTGTGAAACGCCCTCATAAACCTCAATATGCTTAAAGTTTGCAAACATTCTATGAAAACCACTTGTGGCGTTTTGCGTGCCTTTATATATTCTTAACACACCAACTCTATCCATGGGGTTTTGGCTAGCATTTAACTCGCCTAACCTTTGATTCATGTATGTGAATAGTTTTTTGTTTGTAGCGTTAGCTTTTTGTATTTCTGGTTTTAAAGCCTGTAGCTGTTCTTTTTTATTAGTATCAGTAGATTTTAATATCTTCCATATTTTTTTGTATAAAGTTCCCGTAGAAACGTTAAGTGATTGTTTTATATCTTCTACTTTTATACCTAACTCAGGTACATTTTTGTTTTTATTTATACCTTTTCTTATTTCTGCTAATATATCTTGAGCGTCTTTATCAGCTAAACTTAAACCTTTTTCAGTTTTAACATCTTTGCTTAAGTTGCTCGCGTTAAAGCCAAAAAAGTTTAGTTGAGCATTACCAAGTTCTTTTGATAAGCCCGCTATAGCTTTCAACATATCTGGGTGCATAGTTTTTATAAGAGCTTTTACGCCATGAGCAAACTGTTTTCTTGCCTTACCTTTAAACTTTTTATCTACTTTATTTTTACCACCCACGTCTTGTGTGTACAACTCATAGGCTTCTTTGTCATTAGCTTTTAGATACTCTTCTTGTGTTTTAGCCCAACCATCTTTGTCAAGTGGAACAACCTCTGATTGCATATCAGTTAGCCACTGTATAAAATCTGGTCTTTCATTTGCTGGTACATCAGCTATTATATCTTCTAAAAATAATTCGTATGTTAATGGATCTGAGTTAGCAGATAAAAAGAATTCAGTTAACGCTGGTCTACCGTAAGCTTCGTATGTAGGTAAACTTATTTTAAGTTTTGATCTTATGTTTGTAACATTTCTAGCGTCTGTAATTAATTTATCAGCGTTGATATCTATAACCTCTTGTATACCTGTTTCGTTAAGCACGTTAACAATATCAGGTGATGATGTTACTTGCTGTGCCATTTCAAAAGCCATGTAGTTAGATATCTCTTCTACTATTTTATCTTTTCTAACACCAACTCTACTAGCTGGTCCATCAAGAAAATAATTTAAAAACTCACCTTTAACTTGATCCCAAGGTTGCTTTTCAAACAGTTGAGGTTGTGATGTTGCTGTTTTTATAACTCGCTTTCCTGTAGGTTTTACAAATAAATCAGGATTACTTTTATCACCTCTAAATCTCTTGTTTAACGTTTCAACATTAACATCATTAAAGTATGTTTCAAAGTTGTCTGTTAAAAACTTTTTGTAAACTTCTTTTTTCTTTATTGTATTTTTTAAATCCTTTCTTATTGCTTGTCTAAACGTGTCTTGTAAATTAAGCTTAGCTATACGCGGTTTAGTACCAACAGCTAGTTTCTTTAACACATCAGTAACTTGTTGTTTAACAACCGTATTAAGTTTAGCTTGTACTTTAGGATCTATTTTAATTTTATCACTAATACTTGTTGTTGCTTGTTCTGTTATAGTATCTAACGTACCTTGTTGTTTTGCTTTTCTTTCTTGCGTTTCAGTTACTTTTGTTTCTTTTCTTTGTAGTCTTTTTACAGCTGTGCCAAACTTCTGTACTATGTATGAGTTTATATAAGCATCAAAGTCATCGTTCTTTGTTGGGTTAAAAGCTCTAGCATGTAACAACAAGTTGTACATTGTGTCCATAACAATGTCACTTTTCTCTTCAGCTATATCAAATGTAGAAAGATCTGACATTGAATAATCTCTTCTTTGATTTACTACAGCTTCAATTTTAGGCATGTAGTATGGTATAACTTCATCTATAGCTGCCTTGCCTTTTTGCTCGTAAAGTCTATTTACTATTTCTTTTCTTTGTTGGTTTTCAATATCGTAGTTTGCTATTTTCTTTTTATCGTATATTCTTTTTGCTGTTTGTAATGATGGTTCACTTATTAACTTACCTTGTAAAGCATTAGTTGACAACCTACCAAAAGACTTATATAGTTTACCTTCTTCAAAACTTTTGTTGTAATCTTTTAATAAATTAAATACATCTTCAGCTGTGTTAACTTTCATGTTAACATTAAAGTGTTTTCTAAGAAACTGTCTAACTAAGTCTGCAAGCTTTTGAAAAGTTGTTTGATCATATTTAAGTTCATTGTTAGCCATAGCCTCTGATGTTAATGTTAACACCTCTTCATACCTTTCTGCTTCAGTTAACTTACCATCTTTAACAGCGCCTTTATACGCTTGTAGTCTTTCTTTAAACCTACTGTTGTTTATTTCTTTTACGTTTATTTTATTTAAATAAGTTTCTAACTCTTTACCTAGTGTTATAGCTGTCTCGTCATTGTTCTTTAATGTTTCATGTAGCAAGCCATGTAGTAACTCGTGTTGACCAACTGTAAACTGATCACTTTTCATTGCTTCATCTTTGTTAATAACAATTACTTGTTTACCTGTGTCAGCATCTTGTATTATTCTACCCTCACCATCTGAGTCAAAGTTTGTTTTATGCTTAGCGTTGTACTCGTTAAAAAAGTTTACATACTCTTCGTTAGATAAAGACTTAAAGCCTATTTTTAAAAATTTTGCAAATGCTTCTGTTTTAGCTAAATTGTTTTCTAGGTTTTGTGTTTTTCTTAGATAAGCCCCACCTGATATAACATCGCTAGCTGTAGTACTACCATCATATTTCTTTAATATGTTTTTTATTTGATTTTTTATCTCAGTGGCTCTGATGTTACCAGCAACGCTAGTTTGATCTTTTATTTTAGCATGCTGCTTTTCTAGTTTTATTATTTCTTTTCTGTCTTTTACGTTTGTTACGTCTTCACCTATTGCTAAATCATATAACGCTTCTTGTCTTTTGTTATTAACAAGCTCTTCTATTACAGCGTTATTTTTTACTTCTATATTTGCTTTTCTTAGTGCTTCTGGATTTAGTCGATTTACGTTTTCTACAAACTTACGTGCGGAATATGACTCGTTATTTATTTTATATGTACCTGGTTGAGCCATGTTTAAACCTATTGATATAGGTGCTGTAGTTGTTCCTGCTATACCTTCAAAACCTATTTCAGCTACGTCCATTTCCTGATCAGCTGCTAGTCTACCAGCCACTTCACCTAAACTACCGCCCACAGCCTCAACACCAACGCCTGCAGCGGTTGCGCTAACTTTACTACCACCACCTAAACGAATACCTCTAACGGCTTTACCGGCTACACTTCCAGCAAGAGCTTCAAATGCTCCAATAGCTATACCTCTTGCAACGGCTTTTTGTAACAAGCTATCAGCTTTATCTGGATCATCAAGTACAGCTCTTATGTTTTCTAAAGTAAAGTTATCTTCGCCAACTTCTTCTTTTAGTAATTCGCCAAACGTTAATGCGGCTTCCATGCCTGTAGCTAAAGCACCTACACCACCAGCAAATATACCTGTTGGGCCAGCAAATGAACCAGCTGCTGCACCACCAACTGCAAGCCCCCTGACATCATCAGAGTCAACAGCTGAACCTATCATAGTAGCCATTGATGAAACAAATAATTGTGGAATAATAGTTGGACTGTCAGCAACACCTTTTAGAAAACCCCATACACCTTTACCTTGTTCTTCGTATATTTTATTAAAGCTCATCATCTCGTCTGAAGACGGGGCTTGGCTGCTTACGTTATATGCTTCAATAAATTTTTGTATATCTTCATCTGATGCGCCGCCACCAAATAAACCTTTCATTACTTCTATGCTTTCATCTACTGATTTAGCGGCTTGAGCTCCTGACTTTCCAGCTCTGTATAAATCACCTATAAAATCTCCTATAAAAGGTACGTTGTCAACTGCGAATTTTTCTTCTTGTGACTCTGGTTTTGTTGAGCTACCATATTTTGGTTCTTGGTTAAAAATAACATCGGGAACGTAACTTAAAACTTTTTTTCTATAGTTAGGATCCGTGTTAAATGCTTGTTCAAAAACTTCATAGGGCTGATCAATTAAACCTCTTTGAAATAAACTGTTGTATATTTTATCAACCATATCATTATTGTATTGGTACGTTTAGAGGTGGTGGCGTGTTATCGCTTTTTTTCATTACACCTATAACCTCTGCTGTTTTTGTACTTATAAATTGATTGTTAAGCAATGAGGTCATCAAATCTATTCTACCTTGTTCAGTTGTCGCATTACCAACATGACCTCTTATGTCGCCGTCTTTGATGGTAAATACTCCAGATTTATTTACAAAATCAGTTCCACCAACAAACCTGTTAAACGCTATGTCTTTTAGTATATCTACTATTTGCGCATTAGCTTTTAAGTCACCTGTCTCATATATCATTACACTAGTAAGTGTTGACATTACACTTTGTTCTTGTTCTTGTGATATTAATCCAGCCTCAGATAAAGCTTCCACAAAATCACCTGTAAACTGATAGTATTTAATTCCGCCAGATTTACCTTCGCGTATAAATTGTAATCCCGTGCGTGGATCTACTTCTAAGTCAAAAGACTTCACTGTACCAATTTTATCAGGATCTAAAGCATTAAACACCCTTTCTAATACAACTCTTTGCAGATCTGCTTTACTATCATCTCCAGCAATTCCTTCTCGTATTTGATTTTTAACTTCATCAATTACCGTGCTCACTCTATCTTGACTTCTAAACAAATAGCTTTTTGCTTCGTCATATGTGTTTACACTACCTTTAACGTTACCACCTCTTCTAACGATTTCCTGTAGATATCGCTTGTTATATGCAGTTAAGTCCGCTGGAGTTAAATCACTTTTTAAAACTGGCACGTTGTTATCATCTAACACATACTGGGGGTTATTGTTTGCGTCTAAAGTTGTTTCAAAGAATCTAGCATTATTTTCATTTTCTGCTAATTTTAGTACAACATTATCTTGTATTCCTTTAAGGCCAGCTGCAATTCTTTCGGCGGTATTTTTAGGTCCTTTCAATTCTTCTGCATCTTTAATTTTCTGCAAATAATCATCTATCTCTTGTTGTCTTTTATCATCTTGAATTTTCTTACCAGCCTCAATAAACTGATTACCAATACGCTGTGTAAAGCTTCTTACAAAAGTTTCAACGCCTTGTACAATATCTGGTTGCTCAACACCAGCTTTTAATTTCATACCTTGTTCTTTTCTAACTTCTGGATTAATAAATGATTCCCAATTTTCTGTAAATTCACCGGCATTTTCAACTACACTTTCAAACAGTTTTCTATACGCATCATCATTTTGTATCCTTAAAGTGTCTGTCAAACCAGTTTCAGTTTGAAACTCAGTTGGTATTGTTATCTGAAAGTCTAACAAGTCTTGTATGTCAGAGTAGTTTAAATCATTGTCAATGCTTCCTAATATTTTTGTAAGTAAAGCACTTGCTTCAGCTGTGTTTGTTGATGCTGTTGTTGCTACTTGAGCAAGATCATTTGAGTACGTTGAATACAAACCTTCTCTAGGTTGATCGTATGGTCTTAGATCGTTTAGTTCAACATCACCTATACCATCAATTTTAACAATTGTTTTACCGTCTTTAAAGTAAACATCTAAAACTTCATCAGCTTGACCAGATTTATAATCACCATTTATTAACTCTGTGTAAGCTGCTCTTAATTTAGTTTCTCTAGCACTTAACTTAGTGTTTGTTTCGTGCGGAAAAAAAGCGTCAGGGTTATTAGCAAACTCTGTTTCAGCCTCTTCTAAAGACTGAATACCAGCTTCCATTTTTGTTAGTTCTTTTAATATTTCAGCATTTCTTTGTCTAGCATTTATAGCTACATCAGAAAAATCAGCTTTTCTATACGATACATCTGCATTGCTTTTGTATTCGTTTTGTAATTCTAATACTTTACTTTGTATTTTTGGTTGAAGAAAAGATAATGTTGTATCAAAAACTTGAGGGGTTAACTCTAAATCTTTTATCTTTTGATCAAACTTTCTTTGATAATATTTATTTAAAGCATCGTAGTTTAGACCTTCGCCTATACTTCTGCCCCAGTCTACCGCTGTTACTGTACTTAAATTACCTACTATTTTTTCTTTAAAAAATGCCATATTATTTTATTTATCCGAATAAGTTACCACCTGCTAAACTACCTACGCCACCTACTAAACTACCTATACCTTGACCTAATGCATTTTGTTTTGCTGCTAGTGCTTCATTTGCACTTTGTAATCTATCAGCTGCATAACCTGTTAGTACAGATGCTTTTTCAGCTCTTAACTGCTGTGCTCCTTGTTCGCCTTGACCAATTGCCATTTGTCTAGACATCTCACCTTCAGCTCTCGCAAATGTATTTCTTGATTCTTGTTCACCTATAGAAGCAGACGCTTGTTGCATCATCTGCGTACTTTGATTAGCCATAGCTTGTGCTAAAGCTGCAACACCGCTACCACCAACACCAGCTCTTGTTTGTGCTAGTATATCAACTAAAGACTGTTGACCTTGTTGTGCTTGAAACTGCGCTTGCTGTTGGTTTACTCTTAAGTTAGCGTATGGATTTCTCATCCTTGCAAAAGGATTATTAACATCAACAGCTGCTAATCCAGCCATTTCTTTGTCAAACTGTTTTTTTGCGTTATCTCTTTGTCTTCTTGCTTTACCCATGCCAGTTAAACCACTGACTATACCGCCTATACCACCGATAACACTAGCTGTACCAGCAGCTCTTACGGCTGGGTCCATATCTGTAAAGTTTTGTGTAAAGGCTTGGCCTCTTGATAAACCTCCAAATTGTTGAAATAATTGTCTTGTCATGCCGGTATCTTGTATTTTACCAGCTCTAACGTCACGTTGATAATCTGCAAATGTTTTTCCTGTTAAACTCATGTTATTATAATTACATTAATTTTTTATTATTTACTACTCTCAGCTATCTCGGAAGATAACTGAAATAATTCAGCTTCAGCTGTACTATTATTTTTCATTACAGCTTCAGCATAATATCCTATTATATCTGCTTGGTTTGCTTTATTATCTTTAGCAAAAAGGTAATAAGTACCACCAGCAGGTGTTACCACATTGTCAGCAACGCTAACTGTTATTTTTTTAGTTGTGGTGTTGACTACAGTTATTGTTCCCAACCTCTTAGCTTCTGTTCCACTCTTAAAGAATATGATATCATCAACTTGAACTAAGTCGTTTAAATCGTGCGTAAATGTTAGTGTTATTAATCTTGCCATATTTTTTTATTAACTTGCGTCATATTGAATTGTTAACGGTGCATCTCCAGCCACCAAGTTACCACCACTAGCGTTATCAAGGTTTACATTTACAGCTATAGTTGCTAGACCACCAGTGTATGCTCCTGTCCAACCGCTAGGATTTGTAGCAGATCCGTTGTTTGAAAATCCATCAAGCGTGTAGCTTATTGTTATATCACTAGTTGTTTTTCCAGTAAAGAAAGAAGATAAAGGTACAAACGTAACTGTACCTGTATAATTTGTTCCATCTGATGTGCCTATGTTTATAGTAGTTGGTATAGTGCCTCTACTTGTAGTCGTTGCTATGTTACTTATTCCAAACAAGTTAACATATAAACTAGAAACGCCACTACCTCTAGTTATTAAATTATCTGGATTAAAGTTAAGTAAGTTAAAACTACCACCAGAATTTGAAGTAGCATCACCATACTTCTTTATTACTAGCATACCAAACACAGTTAACTTTGTAGCAGAACCACCACTACCAGTTGCTAAAGTTGCTGTTAAGTTAGTTATATCAATGTCAAAGTTATCATCATCACCAGATCCACCATTACCAGTGTGTGTAAAGTCCGCTGCCTCAGGTTGTCTAATTAACGTATCATCTGAACCACCACCTGGATCAAACACAAATTTAAAAGGTATAAACCTACTGAAGAAATTACTAGATCCTGATATTTCACTTTCAGTTTGTGCTTGCGTAGTAATAAATTGAGCAGCTATGGCTGAGTCACCTGTAAAAGCTGTAACTGTTGCATTGTTAATAAAATCTCTATCAACATCTTCAGTCACAGTAAAGTTTGATGTGCCTACTGCAGATCCAGTACCACCGTAACTAGTACTAGAAACTTGTAACTTTAATTTAGAAAGCGCATGTTGATTAACCTGTACGTGTACACCTGATGAAACTTCTGTAAAACCACTTTTTAACATCGTGCTATTAACAAAAAATCCCATGTTTTCTAATTGAGTTTGGCCTGTTCTATCAGGCATTTCTAAGCTTACTAATAAAAAGTTTTGTTCTGTAGGTATTTGTAGCGTATCCTGTGCTATGTCACTAGCACTACCATTTAGTTTAAATCCTAAAGTACTACCAGGTGATAGTCTTGTTAAACCAAATAAAGCACCGGCATCACCACTTACTTTAAAATATCTTATGTCGTTAGCTCCAATGTAACCTACCTTTGAATCATCCGGTACAAATGTGCCATCATCTAGTTTTCTACCTAACACTATTGATCTTATTTTAGGTGAAGATGGTCCTTGTTTTGATAGTCCCGTAGCTACTTGTATGATTATATCATCACCTGTTATAGTGGTTTCACTACCAAATGTATACTCAACTTTAACTTTCATACTTATAACTTCGTTATCAGCGTTTGTTATTTTATCTGATATAGTTAAAGTATATTTACCACTATTATCATTTTTTATGTTAACTTGAAGTAAATCAAAAGCTGTAGGTTCAAAGTATGTGCCGCCTTTATAACCACCAAATATAGGCAGTTCTCCAGGTATTGCTGGTACTGTATTTAAAGTGAATTCACTTACAACAACTTGTTTGTTACCCACGTAGTCTGTAGCGCTATAACTTTGCGTTGTATTTATAGTATCTGTACTTGTAACAAAAAGTGGTGATGCTTGTATTATGTAGTTACCAGCCACCGAGTTCTTTGTGCCTGTAGCAGCTGATGTTATTGTTATTGTTTCTGTGTGTCCGTCAGTACCAATTGTTCCACCTGCTGTTAATGTAAACGTAACAACACCCGTTGTTGAATTATATGATGCTGTTGCGTTACCGCTTATAGTAAGTGATGATGGTAAATCAAATCCTGATAAAGCATCTAAATCTACTTGTAGTGTTACAGTGCTTATATTTGCTGATGCTGTAAATGCTTTAGTAAACGTGTCGTTAGTGCTATTAGCAGAATAACCTGATGGTGTTCCATTTATTTCAAGATTATTATTTGTTAAACCAGCTATTGTTATTGATACATCAGCTTGTGTTTGGCTACCAACGTTACCACCATCTGCATCACCTTCAGCTGCTGCTGCTACACCCAAGCCTTGTACTGAAAATTCTGACGCATCTAGGTTAGCATCAGTTAATGAGTCGCCACGTAGGTGATTATAAAACTTATTTTCTTTACCAATAAACTCTTGTATGCTACCTGATTGTAGATCAGTTGTTATGTTATCTAAATACCAACCTGCTTGTCTTTCTTGAGCGCTTAATGAATTAAATTCACTTGTAGTATCTGGTGCAAGCTCAATCAACCTTGCTAACGTTAAGTTATCAGCGGCAGTATATTCAACACTATCAATAGTACCTAAATATCTAAACCTCTTCTGTTGCGACCCTTCATATGCTAATGTTTTAAAGCTCTTTACTGTGTCACTCATTTCGTTAAACAAAACGTTTATACTTGACTCAACAGCGCTAGCTCCATAAAATGTATTTCTAGTTTCGTTGTCATGAGAGTATAACAAACCATTTTTAAACGTATAGTATGTGTCATTAATGCTTAAACCTGATTCTGGTATGTATGATTTAAAACTTGTCCAACCACCACCTTCGCCTGATGATTCTGAAAATGCTACAGTCTCTGATGTATCTTTATTTAATGTTAAGATATATTCTGATTTATCTTCACTGTAACTACCTATTAGTTTTGTAGAGGTTTTTAAGTTGTCACCAAAATAATCTGACATACCTTTACCACTTATATCAGTTAAACCATCTCTTGATAACCTTAGTACAACACCTCTAGCTTTGTCTGTAAAATAAGATCTGTAAGCATAAGAAACAAATGATTCAGGGTTTTTACTTATACCATACTCACCAGTGTAAGGCACTGCTTGACCTAATACGTTTGTACTTGCTATGAGCTGTGGATTACCATCAGCATTAAATATAGCATCCTTATTAGCAACTATGTTTATTATTTTATCTTCATTGCAAGATATTAAGTTACTGTCTCTTGCTTCTAACTTTTGTATTGATCCATATTCTGGATTTAAGTCTTTTGTTATTTTATCTGCTATTAAAAATTGATTAGTTTCGTTTATACCGTTCTTATTAACATATATACCTGAATATATTAAGCTTGCTTTCTTGTGTTCTTCAACAACTTCTCTTTCAAGTACTGTAGAAACTTTTGGACCTTTGTCAATAAACACCTGATTAAAATCATCTCTTATTCTATTTGATTCAATACCGTTGCCAAATGTAAAGCAATTAAACCATGACAAGATATCACTACCGACGTGACCACCATTTGCTACGTTAATAACTGTTTTACCACCAGCGTTTTCTGTGGCTGATGATATTCCTACTGTTACTATGTCTGTTTCAAAGCCGTTAGTATCAACAAATGTTTTTGTTTCGTTGTTTGTTATACCAGTTACTATACGATCAAGTGCTATTTTTCTATCTGCCATGTCAACACTTACCACCTCAGCATCAGTTCCTTTTAATGTACTACCTATTTTAACAATACCTATTGCATCAGATATTTCGTGGTACAAATCTAAATCAGCTAGCTCTGCGGGCTCTGTTTCAAAAACGGCAGGTGATGGAACTTGCACTTCACTACCAGTTATTGGCTGCTCTTCTTTAGTTAGTATATATATTCTTGTTGCTGCTGAGCCACTAACAAATAAGGGTTCTTCTTGGTAAGGTTCTTCTTCTGTATCAATTAATTTTATTTTCCATATTCTAGTAAAATAATTTTCTAAAGTTCCTATACTATCTTTATTCCAAAAATCTTTAAAATCACCATTAATAGGATCAAACACTATTTCGTATATCCCGCTTGTTACGCCAGCCTCATTAGCAAATTGTATTTTAGTTCCAGTTACTAAACTTTTAAAACCCTGGTAATTTTCTGGTAAATTGTTTATGTAGTTTTGTATAGCTATTGGAACGTCATTATCTGCAGATGGAAAATTAGCTCCTAAGTTGTAAAATGTTAAACCAAAATATGCGCTATTAGTTGTAGGGTGTGTATGCTTTTTACTGCTTGATAAGTTTATAGGGTGAGTAGTTATATCATAAGGCTTGTTAGAAGTAAATGTTTCTCTATCATTATTACGGCTTAACTGCCACGTTATTGTTGGCGTACCACCAGATACATACGCTGTTTGATTTTCTGCAATAGCTAATGATTCTGTTTCTGGTAATGTTTTCAGAACTTTGTAATCAAGTTCTGTTGCTTGTGGTATTTTTATATTTTCTACTATCTCTTTACTGTCTTCAACTTTAGCAAAAAACTTACCACTAAGCTCTGCGCCTCTTCTATTTTGCAGCTCAAATAATTCTAATGTTGGTGTTGTAACGGTTACAAGAAAATTATCAGCTTCAACTATAGCTGTGTCTAATGTTAATATATACCTGTTACCTGTAAGCATTTTGTAACCAACAACAGTATAAAACTTTGATACTTTTTTGTCACTACCTGTACCATCTGTAAACCTAACAACTCTTCTTGTACTTACGTTAAGCCTGTCATTTAATGTCGTGAAGTCTTTTGAACCACCACTAAATTCAAATGTTGATAAACCTACTGTACATGGTCCTGATGTGTCAACATCTTCACTATGTATTTGTACTCTTTCAAACTCAACAAACTTTGGTGGCTCTAGTGCTATATCCAGTACTTTTAGTTTTACGTTATTTTCAATAACCTCTTCAAGCTGATGTTTCTTTTTTAACTCTATAAAATCTCCTGCTTTAACCTTGTTAACTTCTGCTGAAGGAAAACTTAACCATATGTTACCATCTTCAGCTGTATAAAAATTACTTAACACTAGGTTATAATACTCACTAGCACCTTCTTTTAAAAACCATTTATAATGTGTTGCCCAGTCAGGCGCAGGACTTTCTATATTACCAACAAGCTTATTTTTAAGTGCTGAGTTTTTCTTTTCAATAAACGTTGAAGCGTCTTTATCTGTAAATACAGGTGATTGTCTTCCGTATTTATCTTGATAAACAACACCAAGCTGATAATTTCTTTGTGACTTTACAGATGGTATACCTCTATTTTTTTTATCGTATTGTATTGTAATAGTTCCAGCTGTAGGTTGTGCATCAGTAAAAAATAAAAAGGTTTCGTTTGCTTGTTTGTTTATTAGTCTAGGGTATTGATCAAATGGTAATTCATTACCACTTGCATCTAGGACAGTTACATCTTGACCTTGTATTGGAAACTCAGAAAATTTACTTGGTGATAAAGTTAATTTACGATTACCAACAACGTATGTAAAATCTTCTGACTCAATAATGTTTGTTGATGCTTGGTCAACAATTATTGTAGGATCTTCTGTATCATACCCTTCTTTATAGTTACCATACACAATTCTATTACCTATAAGCTCTTGAGCTTTTGCTTTTTTAGGTACAGTATCAAATGGTCTTGTTAATTGATTTGATTCAACTAATGACTTTAAAATTTCTCTATTTAATGTGTATGTGTTCTCGTTATTTTTTAAAGTCGTAACTATTCTTACATTATTACTGTTAGACTCTTTATATAAAATATCTACGGATTTAACACCTTTTGGAAAAGCACTATCAACTATATCAGGTAAAGTTATTTCTAACTCTCTTAATCTATTTTCCATACCTAAGTTTGTTCCTGTGTTAGGTCTATAATCATATAAACCTGGCACGAAAGCCACATCTGAAAATGGTGAAAAACAAGAGTATTCACCATCGTTATATTTATACCTGTATGCAAATCTAGGAAATTTAAGCTTGTACAAAGCATCATCTTCTTCTAAGAAACACGTATACGCTTCACTGCCTGCTGATATCCTATCATCAATAGATATTATTCTTATTGTAACATTTACTTGACCTGCAAAAGGCCTTATATCTGTTACGGTTGCCCTTATAATTAAATCAACTTTTCTGTTGTTAATAATTTCAACTCTTTTAATTCTTATTATACTACCTCTTGTCCATGCTGTAGGAAATATTTGAACTGATATATCTTTTGTATCACCACCTTTAAGTACAACTGAGCTTAAGCTAAAGTCTTCAGTAATATCAAGTGGATTTGTTTCTATACCTATTTTACCTGATTGAAACGTAGCTGATTTATTAAGTGTTGGTGCTTTTAGTGGTGATTGTTTTATAACTGTTATATGCTCTTCTTTAAAAGCTACACCTTCAAATGTAGTATGTGTATTAAAATCTGTTGAAACAAAGCCTCCATTTTCTGTAACATTTATTTTTTTTGGTTCGTACTGATCATCTGTCCAAAATAATAAACCATCAATTATATTAATGCCTGTTATCAAATAACTTGAGCTAAACTTTAAGATGCTATTTTTATCAACTAACACTGGAGCTACAGTGTCTTTTACTGTATCATATACAGCTATAGCACTAACGCTTTTATCTGATGTAGCTATAAACCAATAAATTTTATTATTTTCTGTATCTGCGATGCTACCGATACACTCTGGATTTGTAAGATTACTTATGTAGTCTGATGACCACGCAACACCATCTTTTTTTATTTTTCTTTCTTGATTACCTAATATGTTTTGTACAGAACCAGCATTGGAACCTTCTGATGTTACTATTTCTACGTTTTGCGCGTCTCTATAATAACCTTGCGGTACAAGTCTCTCATCGAGATCCTTGTTCATAGCACCTCCAACAAAATTCTTTTTTATCTCCATACTAATTAATGTTTAATCTGTTTCGATTTGTTTCTCATTATCTGAGCTAACTCCTCGGACTTAAGGTTTGATAACCTTATTTTAGCATTTCTTAATGATGCGTATCTTTCTTGTTTGTATCTTCTTACCACATACTCTGGTATGTTTACTCTTGATGATAATACAGCGTGAGCAATATGTTTGTATAAAGCTTCTTCAGCAAACTTATGTACTCTCATCTCGTCATCAGTACCTAAAGTATCTGATATATATTTTATTATTACAGTTTTACCTGACAAGCCAGCTGAAAAATGTATTCGACCTTGATTTAAATCTATGTAATAAGATCCGTTATCTTGAGCGTGCTCTGGTGTTAAACCATATCTTCTACCTTCTTGAAACTTCCACTCAATATCAGTGCTATCGTCTTGATTTACATTTGATTCACTTGTTCCTGCTTGACCGTTTTTAAATTTATCCCAAGTATCAGATGGTTGTTGTTCTAATAGTGTACCGTCATTATCAAAAACGTAATCAAAGTTAGCATCTTGCAATAATGATTTAGGGTTTGATGAATATCTAACTGGATATAATTTTAATTCTATACCTTGACCATCCGTATGAACTATGCTAGTATAATTAACATAGTCATGTGGTAAAGGTATTATTAGTGAAGGTGGTACTTCTATTTCTTGTGATTTATGTGATTGTAACGTGTCATAACTAAACTCTGCTAAACCTCTTTTAGCATGAAAGCTAACATCTGTTCTACTAACTTTGCTTATTAATTTACCTTCACCAACATAAGCTATCATAAAGTTATTTACAATATCTGTTAGTGCTACGTGTTGATACGTACCAAAATCTTCTGTGGTTTCTACTTGTCTAACTACAATATTAACACCAGCTGTTGGTGCTGTATCTAATGTTAAGTTAGGACTTGAATATGCGTAATCATCAACATCAAGCTCAGCACCATCTACAAAAACTCTTATGTCTGCTTTAGCTGCTGGTACTGTAGGAAAGAAAGTGTTTAACAGCTCATACGCCTGTGCGGCATCTGCTACAGCTTCAAAGGTTTGACTTTGCTGATAATACTCTTCTTGTGTTTTATTAAATAAGCCTGCCATTTATTATAATTTTTCGTTTTGTAAATTTTCAATATCTTCTTTATCAGATGCTTGGTATACATCAGCCGCTTCCATAGATATACCTGCTAGTTCTAATATTTTATTAACTAAGTTTCTTTGTTCTGACCCGTGTAATTCAAAGTTTGTAGAACTACTAGGATCATATAGTGGCTCATTATTAACCATAACAAAACCCCATTTAACAGTTGCTGGATTTTTTATATAAGTTATTTTAGCTCCTGACGTTTTTGTTTCCCAAAAAGGTGTGGTTGTTTTACTACCATATACAACTAAACCATCTGAGTTTTTTACATAAATAGGTTGGTTGTTTGTAGGTAAAGTCAGATTGCTAGCTAGTATGTATTTAAGATCTTTTAACGATATGTTACTAGCTTCTTTATCGTTAAACAGTACTGAATTTATTTTGTATAAGTCTGATGGTAAGTTATAGTGATCTGAATCATATGATAAAGCTGTATCATACTTTTCAAATAAACTTATTTTTTCTTCGATGCTATCGATTGTATCGGCAAATCTAGTATCATTACCAGGTCTTCTCATGAACTGATTAAGGTCATAGAAATACTGCTCAAATATATCTGCTTGTGCAGCATTAGCAAATACATTATACTCTTGAGGTGTTACATAACCTCTTTGTTCTTTGTTTGATATTGCTAAAACCCTTTGATAAATTGTGTTTACGTTAATTGCCATAAATTTCTTTTTATATAGTGTAGTCACCCAATAGAGTGACTACTCTATAAAGTGATTAATTATTTTAATCTTTTTTCTAAATTGCCATAAGCTTCTAAGCCTTCGTCAGTTTTAAACCATGCAGCTAAAGCAGAATATGGATGCTCATCAAAAGGAACATTCATGACTTTTCTACCTGTGTTAGCCCATGTAAAACTTCTATTGTCGGATGATAGGTTTAGTAAACCTAATTCAACGCATTTAATTCCAAAGTTTCTAAGCGTAACATTTTCATCATTAGCTAGTTCTAAAAATAATGAAGGGTTGTTTTTAGCTAACAACACAACATCTCTTTTTATTTCTTTTGATGTCATATTACTTACTGAACTACCTCGCTCTACTCTTAGTATAGCTTCTGCTCTATCAACATCTAAACTCATTGCAGAGTTCAATGCTTCTATTTCTGTTTCAATAGTAACCATATCTTCTTCAGCTTCTTGAACAGCATTAAACTCTTTGAATAATCTGTCTCTCTGTGGATGATATAGTGATAAAAGCTTTTGTAATGTTTGTTTTTCTTTTGGAACGTTTAAAACGCCATCTTCAAAAGTTATGTGACCTAATCTAGCATCACCTTTAAATTCATCTACAAAAGGTGTTTTTTGATTAAGCGTATATTTTAATTCTCTTTCGTATCCTTTTTCTTCATCAAAGTAATATATACCTCTTGATCTAATTGTATACGACAAAGGTGTCAAACCTTCTCTTAAATAATATACTCTGTCTTTTATTTCCCAAGAATTTTTTTTCTTAGGTTGTTCTTTTGCAACAACTACAGGTTCTTCTATAGCTACCGCTTTTTTTGTTTGTTTTTTTGCCATGATATAATAAAATTAAATATTAAAAAAAAATAAAGGGCTAGGTGCCGAAGCACCTAACTCTTTAAAATAATGTATTAGTTAAGTAACATGAAGTTATTAGCTCCTTGTACTACTAAACATCTCTCAGATAGGAAGTTGATTTCCATAGCATCAAGATCAGATGTGATGTTTCCACCTACTGAACCTGTTACCCATGTCTTCATTCTTCTATCATCTACTTGAGATGCTCTATATCTAACATGTAAGAATGGTCGTCTCATACTTTGTCCAACTACTTCATCATAAACTGTTGAAGTACCAGCTGGGATTAATACCCCTCTGACGTCGTTGAAAGCTGCTTGACCTCTTAATGTTACTTCATTTAAGTATCTCCAATCTGTTTTGTAGAAGTCATAAGATGCTCTTCTAAATCCAGAGAAACCTAAATTTAACGCCATATCTTCAGAGTTACTGAATACACCGTAAGATGTACCACCAGACCCGTAAGAATTTTGCGCTGCTAACATATCATCAATTGCTAATGATACTGTTCTGTTACAGTAAAGCATGTACTCTTCAATAGCACCTTGCTCATCAAACTTTTTAAGTATCTCGTCAAAAGATCCTAAATCATCTACTGCTGTAGTTCCACCGATACCCGAAGTCGTGTGACCTCTAGCTTCGATAGCTGAGAATAAACCTTCAGTACCAACACTGTCGCCAGCTGTTCCTAAAGTTTCATCAAGAATAGATCCACCAGAATTATCTGCTTTCTCTGCTTCAACTAAAGCCATTTCTAAGTAATCAGCAAATCTTAATCTAGTTTCTGCTTCTGCTTTTAGATACCATAAGTAACCTGAAGTTCCGTCTTCTGCACTTACTTCAACCCAACCGATTCTTGAAGTATCAGATCCTGAGATCTCATAGTGATCTTTTAAGATGATTGGTTTGTTGTTAAATGATTTGAAGCTAGGATTAACTGGGTTATTCTTAGCATCGTTGCCCATACCTCTACTTGCCTTAGCAAACTCAGATCCATAAACGAATACTCTACCGTTTGTTCCATTTAATGAAAAACCAGATACATTACTTATACCTGCTACATTGTAAGGTAAAACTGTAATAGTAGTAGCCGCTGTGTCTGAAACATAACCTCTAAATACAGTTGGAGTCGCACCACCATCAGAGACTAGAACTGTTTGTCCTATTCTAACTGCGTGATTTGCGTTTACATCCGTTGTTCCTACGGAACCTGTTATTGTAATAGTGTTAGTTGAAATACTTGCGATTTTGTAAGATAGATGTAATCTACCTTGTTCTGTCCATATTACTTGATCTGAACTCATTGCTTCTTCTGCTCCAATAGCTGATAAGAAACCAGAGATATTTCTTTTACCGTAAACCTCTGCTTCTTGTTCTATCAAATCAGGTAGATACTGCTGTGCCCAACCTGCATTTCCGTTACCGTCAATGTCTGAAGAAGTAAAATCCAAATAATTAGTAGATATAGCACTTTTAATTGGTGAAGGAACTGCGTTTAAAGACGCACCCGCACCTGGAGTAATTGCTGCCATAATTTTTAAATTTTAATTGTTATTTTTTAAGTTTAAATTTAAAAGCATTAGAATCATCACCGCTTAACACTTTAACTTTCACACCACCAGCTTGTACTTCACCAAGACCTTGTCTAGGTTCTGTTGTTATGTTTTTAGCTTTTGCTATACTATCTTTGATAGCATCCGCCTTACCTTGCTGGTAAAAATGATTAGCTACAGCGTCAGCATTCATTGCTGTAAACAAAGATTTATGATAACCTTGTGGATCAGTTAATTGGTTTCTTTTGTCCGTAAACTTGGAAACAAAGTTATTGATATCACTTTGGTTTTCTTTTACTTGCGTTGCATCCTTAACATTAAATCTAAAACGTTTATCACCGATGTTATATTCAAAACCTTTGAATTTATCCGTGAATAACTGATTTGTTTTAGATGTAAACGCATCTCTTTGTTGTTGAGCAATTTTATTAGTTTCTGTCTGCTCTTTGTTGTATCTACTAAAGAAATCAACAGCCTTTTGTTGATCAGGTGTTAACTTAACACCAGCTTTAATCTCTTTGTAGTATTTAGACTTTTGCCCGTCTAAGTTGGCTCTAGCGTTGGCAACCTGCTCTTTAAACGCTAATTTCTTTCGCTTTATATCTCTTGGATCATCAACATCTTCGTCGTATGTAAATGAGTCTTCTATTAAAAACTCAATTTCATCAGCATCAAGATGTGATTTAGTTTGTTTATAGTATTCTCTTAATAAATCTTTATTATCAAGTTTACTATAATCTTGATTTAATCTAACATAATCCTCAAGATCACCACCAGTTTCATCCATAAACTGCATTAGCTTTTGAATGTTTTCTGGTAATTCTTCACCAGTTTCTTTTGCTTCCTCAACCGCCTCTTTAACTGCTTCTTGTACTTCTTCTACCTTCTCCTCAACCTTTTCATCAGTTATCTCTTCTACAACTGGTTGCTCCGTTTCTTCAACAGCCTCTTCTTCCTTTGTTTCTTCAACAACTTCCTCTACAACAGGTTGCTCCTCTTGTACTTCCTCTTTGGGCTGTTCTTCTACCTGCTCTTCTGCCGCAGGCTCTTCTTTAGCAAGATTAACTTTTAAAGTTTCTTCTTGCTGGTTGTATTTTTTAAGACGAGGTTTTTTTACTTTGCCATCACCCATAGGTGATTCAGCATTGTTCTCGTCAATTTTTACTTTATCCGCCATAATATAATATTATATAATTAATTAAACATATGTACTCTCGTACAATTTCTTATTTACACTCGTATGCTATTACTTTTCCGCTATTTAAAGTAAATGAAGTCCACTTACCATATAGTATTGTACCAACTGGAAAAGTATCACCAGTTGCTACTGCTGTACCAGCGTCAGTTCCCTCTGTGTTTATATAAACACTAACATCCGCTGCTTCTCCATCACTATCATCATCTATCTTTTCAGATATTAAAGCGGTAAATGTAGTAGCTGCAATACATTCAATAGCACAAAAGTAAGTTCCTCTACCAGGTGTTTCAGCGCCTGTATCATCAATCCATCTTGATGCTACAATGCTACCAGTCCAATCATTAGTTACTATTGCCATTTGTTTTTATTTATTTGTTAAACATTATCTAGGTCCAAACGAACTTAGATCTATTCCTTCGCCTAATATATCATTACCTGAAGACTCAAACTTTTTAGGTCCTGAACCTTCTTTTCTTTGTGATATTAATTCAGACTGTTGACTAGCTTGTATTCTAGTTCTTTCATCTTTACGATCTTCTTTAAAAGTTTCTCTAGTCTTTAACGCTTCAACTTCTAAATTTTTAAGTTGCGCTGATATCTGAGCTTCAGCTTGCATTAACTGAAACTTAAGCTGTGCTTCAGTTTGTAGCTTTTGTAATTCAACTTGACCTCTTACTTGTTCAAGCTGAGCTTTACTTTGTAAGGATACTTGTTCTTTTTGTAACTCAGCTGCTGCCGCTTGTTCTGCAGCTTGTGCGTTTGCTTGAGCTTGCACTTGTATATTTCTTTCTGCTGTAGCCTGATCACGCTGTGCTTTCTTTTGTCTTCTTATTTTTAAAACTTGATTTGCTAGTTTTAAGTTTTTAATCTGCCTAACATCAATAGCATCTTCAAGCTCTATACTGTTAGACTGTAAAGCCATTTGTATATTATTTTCTAACAATTGTTTTTCTTCTTCATCTGGCGCTAGCTCAATAAATATACCAAAGTCATATAAGTACAACTCATTAAGCTCACTTAATGTAGCTACATTATGAGCACCAACAGCTTGTATGAAAGCATCTCTTGTTGGCGAGTACTCTAATAAATCAGATATTCTTAATGATAATGATTGCGCTAACTCAGTTGTTAAGAATAAACCAGACTGTAGTATATGTCTTGTAGCTGTATTACTATTTGCCGCTGCCATCTTTTGTATACCAACTAAAGCGTTTTTATCAGGTGTGCTACCATCTCTTGCTTCGTTTAGTCCAGTTACATCTCTTATCATTTGTAGATAATAGTTATAAGTTGTAATTAAACTCTGCATTTTATTACCACCACTACCGCTAGCTATTTCTTGTATAGGTACTTTGCCTGGATTCATGTCACCTTCCTGAGTGAGTGATCTACCAATGATACTACCAGTTTGGAAAAACATGTTTAAAGCTTCTTGTGGATTATAATTTGTACCGTTACCTAGATCAACCTCAGCTAAACCATCAGCATCTAAATAAACACCATCAGGTACCATGCGTGACATAACCTGTTGTATTTTTAAATGTGTTAACTGTATCATGTCAGCAAAACCTGTTATACGTCTTACTAAAGATTCTATTCTACCTTTGTACATACGTGGAGCTACCATGTTATAATTCATTTTAACTCTAGTGTAATCACTTTTAGAACGTATTTGATTTTCAGCTAATTTCCACTTTAACAAGTTTTTAGTACCCACTATTAAAGCTCCTTCGTATAATACCTCTATAGCTTTTGAAACTCTCTCAAAATTACCATCACCAGGCGGATTAAAAGTATCATCTTTTTCAATAGCTTTTTCAGCACCTGATCCTAATGTTTTTACTTTAAATACATTATTAGCATACGTCTTATAATTAAAATATAATACAGTAATAATGTTTTCATCTAAATTATTATCTTCATACTTAGTTCCATACCTTGTTGCTTGGTATGCAGGTTGTGATGGTTGTTGTTGTATCTCTTCAAGATCAGCATCTGTTAAATCTGGAAACTGTTTTTTAAGTTCGTTTATAGATACATTTTTTGCTTCACCAACATAATAAATGTCTTCAAAGAAAGGTGAATCGCTATATGAATAAACTAAATTAGCAGGATCAACATATTTTATTGTTGCGCCTTCTGATGTGTTAAAATCATTTTTAACAGCACCAATGCCTATAACGGTTAAATCTTGATAAACTCTTTTTAATATATTATCATAATGATTACCTTCCATTAGGACTTTCAAAGCCTGTTCTTCTGCTATTTCTATAGATTGTTTATAGTTTAATTGCATGTGTACCTCTAGTTCTTCAGTAGTCTCTGGTAAACTTTCAGGATCGTTTTGGTATATATTAATACCAAACTTATTCATCACATCATTATTAAAATCTTTTGACTGCATATCACCAACAACAGATTCCATATATGCTGTTCTTTGATTTACACCGGCTGGATCTTGTGAGTAAGCTTTTATATCATAAGCTCTTTCAGCAATACCATTTACTACTATATCTACAAACTTAGGTATGATAGGCACTGGCTTCCAGTCTAAATTAAGATATGATAAATCACCATTAATAGATAATTCATCTTTATATTTCTGTATTGATTGTTCGCCTCTAGCATATAATCTAAGTTTATGAAACTCAGCTTGATTAATATTATACCTATTGTTGTTTTTATCTTTTCCAAACCATTCGCTTTCGATGGCTTTAGCTACTTTTAAACCGTATTCAGCACTAGCTTTTTCAGCATCACTAACTACTTGACTAGGAAAATAACCTTTTTTACTCATATCTATTTTATTATTTGTGATGTAAATCCATCATTGTTATATCTTGCAAAGTTTATATTTACTTTCGCTTTATGTGTTTTCGAATTAGGCGTATAAAGGTGTCTATTACAAGCCATAATCGCAAGCCCGCTGCTAATAGTAGCATCAAACCTAGTACGCTTAGTAATATCAAATTTCGCCCAATCATTTAAAGTCCTGTTAAAATACATGTTACCACAACCACCGTTTGACTTTAAACCTACATTTTCTTGTATATATGTTTCAATAGCTGCCGCGTGTGCCTGCTTAATATCTTCACTGGAGTTTGGTATACCACCTATTTCTTTTTCAGTAACAGATAGCTTGTTCCATACTTTATCAGGTCTATTCATTGAATACCCTCTGTAACCTCTTCTTCGTAGATAATACAATAAACGCGGTTTATTATTCTCTGCAAGCATAGGCATGCCATAAAAAACTAATGACATCAAAACATCTTCAAAAAATATCTCAGCGGTTTGAGGTCTTGCCACATATTCTAAAAAAAACTGACTAGGCGGTGCATCTTCCATACTAAACTTAGTTAAACCATGCAAAGCACCATTTGAACCCACACCATCAACTGTTCCTGATATATCGTAACTATCACACCCAAAAGAACCCATGTGTTCATTGCCTGGATACTTTATTCCGTTTCTTTCAATAAACTTATTTTGTAAATTAGTAGGTGGTACCCAGCTAATTCTAAATCTACCTTTGGGATCTGGATAAAACATAACGTTTGTATCTTTGACACCATTGACCCATTGAAAATTACCAATAGATATACCGTTGTTAGCTTCTTCGTTAAAGTCTATTTGCTCGTATATTTTTACTAGATTAAATATACTATTGTTAGCTTCGTCTCTAAACGCGTGTTCTTCAGTTCTTGGAAACTGACGGTAAAACTCATTTAACGCATCTTGATCGTTTTTTAAACCCTCTGCTTCATTTTGCCAGTGATCTATAACGCCAGTATCAATAATGTCATTGTGTGGGCCGTTGACCTCGTTATCTGGTGTATCAAACACAGGTAAGCCATACTCATCCATAA